GCACATCGTGGCTTGGCGACAACTACTCGCCGGTTCTGCTGTATGGAACAATGGTTGAAGCCTATGTGTTCTTGAAGGGCGAGACCGACATGATGGCTGTGTATGAGAAGAAGTACATGGATGCCATGGCGCAGTTGAACCGTCTGGGTACAGGTCTTGAGCGTGGTGATGCATACAGAGACGGGCAGGCCCGAATTGTTAAGGTGAATCCATAATGGCTATCCAACAAGGACTCACAAACAGCTTTAAACAAGAGATGCTCCAAGCGGGGCAGAACTTGGCGACCGACACGTTGAAGATGGCGTTATATACAGCGTTTTCTGATATTGGCCCACTGACCACTGTGTACACCACGACAAATGAAATAAGCGGCACAGGTTACACGCCGGGCGGGGTTGTAATGACGGGCGTTACGATAAATACGGAAACAGCAGGCGTAAATTCCGGAACGGTGTATGTGGATTTTAATAATGTGTCGTGGCCCGGTGCAAACTTTATTGCACGTGGCGCATTGATCTACAACGTAACGCGTAGCAATAAGTCGGTAGCCGTTCTGGACTTTGGTTCAGACAAAACTTTTAGCAGCACAAGTAACACCGTCACCATGCCAGCGAATACGGCAACGACGGCACTAATTCGTTTTCCTTAAGAGGTCATTATGCCTATTGCAAAATCTACTATGGGTGAAACCGTTCAGGCTGGCGTAGGCAAGTCCTCGCAAGAACAAGAGCATGGCGGTTTTGGTGGTGTGTTTACTGTCACTTGCTTCGATGCTGATGGCAATCAGAAATGGGTGGACGAGTTCCACAATCTGGTCGTTAACGTCGGCCTGCAAGAGTTGAATACACAGTTCTTCAAAGGTTCGGGCTACACCGCTGCTTGGTATTTGGGTCTGGTGACTGGCCCCGGTTCTGGCGTTACTTACAACGCCACTGATACGCTGGCATCGAAGTCATGGACTGAGTTCACTAACTACACAGGTAGCCGCAAGCTGGTGTCTTTTGGCACAGCAACAAACGCTGACCCATCCGTTATTAGTAACTCGGCTTCTCAGGCTGCGTACACAATTTCTGGCGGTGGCGGCACGGTTGCTGGTGCGTTTCTTTGCACGGTGGCATCGGGTACTTCGGGCATTCTGTTCTCGGAAGGTAACTTCACTGGCGGCGACAAGATCGTAGCAGCAGGTGACACCCTAAACGTGACCTACACATTCAACGCTGACGCGGTATAACGGAGGCAACATGGCAAATTTTAAAAAGGGCGACACCGTCAAGATTGTGGCGGTAATCCCACAAGGCCCGGTGGAATCGATGCGTATGTATGAGGACGGCAACGTCCAGTACTTGATTTCGTGGACTGACACTAACGGTAATGAGCATTCACGCTGGTTTGATGAGGCACAACTGACGGCTGCTTAAATAAGGGTAGGGGCGCATGTTTGGCATAACCACGTTCTCGCAAGCGCCTTTTGCCTCGTTAGGTGACAGTGCCCGGATAATTAGTGCGGCGGTTTCGGAAACTTGTCAGCTTTCAAATACGCAAACGGTAGTTGCTGTATTAAGTGCGGCACAATCAGAGACAGTACGTTTTTCTGATTCAATAGCTAGTGCGTATACGGCGCTGGGTCAAATCTCTGAAACTGTACGGTTCTCAAACGCGCAGACGGTAACGGCGACGTTTGCTGGGGCAATCTCAGAACTTGGGCAGTTTAGTAATACACAAGCAGCAAGCTTTACGGCGGTTGGGGCAATATCTGAAACAGTACGGTTCTCGGATACACAGGCGGCAACATTTAGCGCCAATGCAGCGGTGTCTGAGACAGGGCAGTTTAGCGATACCCAAACGGCGCTGGCTACGTTCGCTGCGGCGATAGATGAGACGGCACAGTTTAGTGCAGAGTTTTACGGCAATTTTAAGTTTGATGCTGACGTTGCTGAGACGGTTGAGTTTAGAGATGCGGTAGCGGCTGCGGCTGTATTTGCTGGAGCGATAAGCGAGACGGTTGATCTGTCTGAAACGCAAGATACGTTTAACGAGTATTTTGTAAATCAGAATGAGACGGTCAACCTAAGTGCGGCACAGGCAGGCAATGCAGTCTTCTTGGCCTCGCTGTCCGAGTCCGTGGTGTTGTCAGATGCGTTTGTTGGACAGGTTGATTTTGCAGCGGCTGTGTCTGAGCTTGGTCAGTTTGGTGATCCGTTTAGTGCAACAGTTAACTTTGTTGCTACGCAGAGCGAGACGGTACGGGTTAGTTCGGCTGTGCAAGCGGCAACTGCATTCAATGCAACACGGAGCGAGACGGTTAGGGTTTCTAATACACAAGCAGCGGCAGCGGCGTTTGTTGCAAGCATTAATGAGCTTGCCCAGTTAGAAGCTGAAGAAACTGTAATTGCCACATTCCGGGCTACGCAAAGTGAGACAGTACGGGTTACAGATGCAAATACGGCGGCAGCACAGTTCCTTGCTTCATTGCAAGAGCAGGTCAGAGTATTTGATTCGTTTGCTGGCCGCTACCTTTGGGAGCTTATTGATGACTTTGAGAACGCAGACTGGCAAAATATAAACAGCAGCGTTTCAGCAGGTTGGGGTGCTATTGATTCGGATGTGTCTGCTGGCTGGCAGAATATAAACAGTAGCACTTCCCCCGGATGGGGTGTTATTGATACGGACGAAGACCCAAGCTGGACTAACATTACTACGGTGAACTAATGGCTTTTGTAGTCGCAAACCGAGTACGGGAAACAACCACAACGACAGGCACAGGCTCTGTCACGCTAGGTGGCGCAGTTTCGGGCTTCCAGACTTTTGCTGTTATTGGTAACGGCAACACCACTTACTACACTATCGCGGGTCAGGGCAGTTCAGATTGGGAAGTTGGGATCGGAACGTACTCCACAACAGGCCCGACGTTGGCACGTACAACGGTGCTGGCATCCAGCAACTCAGGTTCTCTGGTTAACTTTGCTGGTGGCGTTAAAGATGTATGGGTGGACTATCCGTCGAACTATGCGGCGTTCTCCAACTTACCAAATGACGGTGCGTACTTTCAAGCATTTATGATGGGTTGATATGCCTACTTACACAAATACCTCATACGTCGCCAAGAACGTTGGCACATCCCCAAGCACACTGACTACGGTGGCTTCTGCTACGACTGCGGCGGTTGCGAGTCTGGTGGTGGCAAATACGTCGGCTTCTCCGATCACCTGTGATGTATATATCACCCGGTCGGCAGTGAACTACTACGTGGTAAAAGCGGCAACGGTTCCGGTAGGGGGTTCGCTTGAGGTCATACAGGGGAATCGAATAGTGCTGATTGCGTCTGATGCTCTGGTGGTTGTGACGAGCGCAGCGTCTTCGGCTGATGCAATAGCTTCTGTCTTATTGGCGGCGTAATATGGCGTACCTTGGCAACACTCCGACGACGCAAAACTTCATTGCCGGAACGGATCAGTTCACGGGCGACGGCTCATCCACAAGCTGGACGCTTTCGCGCTCTGTCAACTCGACAAGCGATATTCAGGTCATCATTGCCAACGTCGCGCAGAACGTAACCTCATACAGCGTCAGTGGCACTACCCTGACTATTAGCCCAGCGGTATCTAACGGCACGGTGTTTTATGTGCGGTACATGTCAACCACCCTGCAATCAGTTGCGCCGATACAAGGTTCGGTAGGTATCAGCCAGTTAAGTGCGACAGGAAGTCCAAGCTCGACTACATTCCTGCGTGGTGACAATACTTGGGCTGCTGCTGGCGGTTTTTCTAACATGGTGGCCATAACTTCAACAAATTCTGCATATTCTATTCCTGCTGCAAAAATTAAAGTGACAGTAATTGGCGGCGGTGGTGGCGGTGGTGGTGCTGGCTGTAGTTTTGGCGCGGGTGGGGGTGGCGGCGGCGCAGCAATTCAGATTTTTTCCGGGCTAACAGTTGGGAATACTCTTAACATTACTGTCGGTACTGGCGGTGCAGGCGGCAGTGCAGGAGGAGGTGCAGGTGTCTCTGGAAATACTTCAAGTGTTGCTTCAGGCACTCAAACTATCTCTACAGTAAGCGCAACGGGTGGTAGTGGCGGTGGTGGTGGTGGTAGCGGCGCTGGCGTTAATGGCGGGGTTGGCAGCGGAGGAATTTTAAATATACGAGGCG